AGTACAGAAGTGCTAGCCCCCATGCACAAGTGCCTGGATCAACATCTCATGGAGATGCCATGGCGCCTTGTCGGACCACCTACGGAGAAGAGGATATCATCTGCCTGTGTTTACCCTTGCCAGACCTCGGTAGATCTGGTGAGCGCCACAGACAACCTGTCACTCGAGGTGACAGAGGCGATACTGGGCTCTTTGCTTCGAAAGAGCCGTCATATTCCAGGACCGATTCGTCTACGGGCGTTTCAGTCACTCCGGCCATTGGTTGATTGCGCCGGTGAGGAACGGGAAGTATCGCATGGGCAGATGATGGGGAGCTACCTCTCCTTTCCCCTCCTTTGTCTTCACAGCTACCTAGCGGCGCGTTGGGCGCTTAAAGGCCGAGAAGGCAATGTCCTCGTAAACGGTGACGACACCCTTGTGTCGGCCAACTGTTTTCTCGAAGCTTCAGATTACCCTCGCGGGTACATGTTAAACGACCTGAAGACTATTCGATCCGGAACCGTAGCTGAGATCAACTCGACCGGGTTCCTAAGAGGCAGAGGGGGCAAGTGGCGTGAGATTCGTCACTTGCGGAGAGGTGGTTTTCTTGCTGATTACTCGGGAATGCAGCACGCCGCTAAGGCGGTCTCCTGGAGCACAGCCTGGACTGATGCCTTTATTCGGTCCAGAATCGGCAAGAAGTGGGGATTCCTACCTTCCCAGCTTCGGTTACATCCGAAGTCCTATGTAGCTTTCGAGCGAAGTAGGTCAATGTGGAACAGGAACTTTACCTGTCTACCGGGTCCCCCAACAGAGGATTCCACATTGCTTCTATCGGTCCGTAGGCCTTTAGATCCCGATGAGCAAGTTGCTCTGTTCCTGCATCAGTGGGCAACAGGTCGGGAGGGAGGTAGGAAGAGGGACGTATTTAACCCGTCTGTAGGTTTTGTACGTCGGACTTACTCGTACAGGGCTGTGAAGCCCTGGTCCCGGCTAACTTTCCTTGGAAAGCTGGCGGCTCTTAAAGTGGAGCCGGCGAGTAAGGAGGAGGAGCTCCGTTTTCTGCCTGCAGATTACGTGAGCTTAAGAGATGATCTCGCCCTGAAGGAGCTTGCCGCTTTCGGCTCCTTAGTGTTCAGTGACGAGTAACATGGGAAGTGGTCCC